ATTTGTTGAACCGTTTTCTGTTCCTTCCCAACTTTTTAATCCTAATTCATCAAACACATAATCTCCATCAAAATTTGTTGTGTTATCAAAAGCCTCTTGTCCTGTTGGCTCACCATAATCTAAAGTACAAGTACAAACAATGTCAGTATACTTGTTACCTGCTGTATGTCTTACTTCCATTTTGTTTCTTGTAGTATCTTTATTTGTAGATGAATTATCGTCTATTACTTTATAATATGTTTGATTGTATAATGTTGCATTTGAGCCTGTTGAATTTGGCGTTAGATAAGTTATAATTCCTGTTGGATCGACAGATGTTCCACCATTACCAAATGCCATTTCATGTACGAAACCTGTTGTTTTATTTGACAAACTGTTTGACAAACTTTGAGACATATTTTCGTAATGAATAGCATTACTTTTATCTACTATTACTTCGCCCGTCTCTGGATCAAATATTTTGATATGTCCAGTCATCATTACTCCACTATGATCTTGTGGCTTTTTAGTCTCTTCTTTATGTTCGTTTTGTTTATTATCTTCAGTCATCCTAGTGTATTTATTCAGGTGCATTTGTTGGCTCTCCTGCTATGAATTTAGCCTGTTGAGTAGTTGAGGCTTGTAATCCTTTGCCGTTTGAAGGATTACCATCTTTTGCTGTGTACCAAACCTGTCCTTTCTTGTGTAAAATTTTAACCTGTGTACCGTCTGCTGGAGCAGTTGTTAAAGTAACTGCTGTTGTTGAACCGTCCACAGAATAGTTAATAGTTGATCCGTCCTCGCTAGTAAGCAACAATCGTTGGCCACCAATGAATATGTCTAACTCACTAGCAGAGGTTGGGGTTTGTGATAGTGCAAACACAACTGTACTTCCATCACCCATGAAGGTGTTGGTGTTAACTGTATCTGCATAAGGTATAGTTTGAATCCCAGACGCATCTACCACTTCTGTGCCTGAGCTATGCTCCTTAATTCCTGTTCCAAGAGTTCCACGTCTTAATTGACCTAATGTGGTTCCTGATTTTGTAAAGTATTCAATTCTTTCTTTGTCAACAAAAATTACACCTGGCATATTATTTGCCGCATTAGGTTCACCTAACACTGTGCCATCTTTAACTTGAATTTCTAACGATCCTTCTACAACATCATTTGTTATTTCGGTTGTGTTAGCTTTAGAAATACGTTTGTAAAATGTTCTGTTTAACATATCTTTAAAAATTCTAAATCCTGTTGCCTTAACTGCTGTATCAAGTGCAAAATACATTACATCTAATCTGCTAGATGCTGTTATTGTTTTACCTACAACTGTAATTGTATTTCCAGTTGATGTGTAATCATATCCTTGTATTAATTGTGTTCCATTTAACCAAACATACATACCAGCACCTAATGGATTAAATCTTAATTTAAATATACCCGAAGGCCTTCCTTCTAATGCTTCTCTTCTTAATTTCATTCCAAGTGCATTATTAAATGTTGTCACGCTCAAATAATCATTGGCGTTTAATGTATACCCATCTGTTGACATTTGACTTGTTTTTAAAATTATATCCGCGTCTGTTCCGCCATCAATGTAATAATGATTATCAACTAGTGTTGATATACAAATCACATCAGTTGCTGTTGGTACTGAATCTGTAACAAATTCAATATTTTGATTTCCTATGTCAACTGTGTAGTGTGTGTTTAAATTTTTCTCTGTACCATTTACAAATACTTGTACCTGTGATGCTAATGTAATTGTTTTAGAAGGATCAACTGTTGAATCATCTAACAATCCTGTTGTAACTCCATAAGTGTATGTGCTACCATCACCAAAATAATAAGTATTGTCTGGTCCTCTTAATACTTTTCCATTTGCTTCAACTATTGTTAATCCTGCATATGGTCCAATAGATCCTGGTGGATATGTTAAAGCATATCTTGCCGTTGACCCATCATACTTAATTGCTTCATTTCTAATACTTGCATAACTTCTTGTTGACGTTGTAGACTTATTAAATCCTGCAACTTGTATTAAACTACTTGCCGCTGGTGCAGATGTAAATGTAACTGTAATTGTATTTGCAGTTGTGGTAGTTGTATAATCGGTTGTTATAATTTTTGGTACACCATTAACTGTTATGTACATATCAGATACTGTTGAATCTAAATTAAATTCACCTCTTGTAGATGTTGTATATGTAACTGTACTTCCGTCACCTGTGTATTGATCTAATACTCTGTAATTTTCTCCTGATATTGCAAAAGTTTTTGTTGATATAACACTCAAGTTTGCTGGTGCTGTACCAAATGTTATTGTTTTATTTGCAACACTAATTGTATAATCTGTAGTTAATTTTTTAACAGACCCATCAACTGAAACCGTTACAGAACCTAATGTGCCTGGATAATCACCAATCGAATATGTTGTCGTACTTCCATTTCCTCTATAATTTTTCTCAGATATAAATGGTACACCTGATTCTGGTGATGTATAAACTTTAATATCAACTGTGTCAAATAATTGTCCCGGAACTGCTTCTTCAGGAGCATAACTTGTATCTGGTGAAACAAAATCGTCACCTTCTAATATAATATCTGATGGTGCTGATCCAACTGCAGATTTAAACAAACCGCCTTTAATAATCGAATCAATTGTTCTATCATCGGTTGGCGTTAACACACCGTCTTCATTAAATGGTATAAATTCAACAAGAGAATTTTCATCTGGTGTTACACTTAAAGTAAATGTAGTTGTTGATCCATCTCCTCTAATAACATCGTCTAATTTTAAACGTGTACTATCATCAGAACTTATATAAACTTGATAAACATCTGTTGTTGCTGGAGCAGTAGCAAATGTAAATGTTCTAGTTGTCCCATCTGCTGTAAATGTTTTAATGTTTGATGTTCCATAAGCGTCCCAAGGAAAATCATACCAACCTGATTTATCCCATCCTTGTTCTTGTGAGAATAATAATCCTGTAACCATTGTTCCACCGTAATCAACACCTGCCATAATTTGTGATAATTCGTTACCTGGCATTCCTGCAGTTGGTGTGTAAAAACCTTTTGCTCTGTCTGATGCTGTTAAACCTGTTTCATCACCATAAACTTTATAAAGATCTCCTATGCTTTCTTTAAATTTTGTTGTTGACGTAAAGGCACTTGTTGCTTTATATAATTCGTTGTTATATCTAATTAATTGTCCATATGCATAAGAAGTTGATGACTCCCAATCTATAACATCGGTTGTAGATTTAATTCTGTCAAACTTCATTGTGACATCAAAATCTCTAACAAGATCGTTGTTTAAATTTGCATATGCTTTAGCAACAGTAGTAGGGTTTGCTCCTGTACTCGTTCCGCCTGTAATTGCAACAGTTGGCGTTGCTGTATAATTTCTACCTTTACTTGCTACTGTAATTGTTGTAACTGCACCATTTTGTATAATTGCTGTAGCAGTTGCCGCATCAGTATCTGGCGTTGTATACATTTTATAAGATCCTGATTTTGTAGTTTGTCCTGTAAATGTTGTACTAGCAGGCATATAAAACGTACCTGTAAATTCATCAAATGTATGTGAATTTGCTACACCCGAACCACTATTATTTTGTGTGTCAAAAATCTGTGCTTGTTTCTCACTTGTAAATAATGGATAGTAATATCCATATGTTCCACTTGTACTACCAGAACTACTTGTACCTAATATTTGGAATGGCCCTGTACTATTAACAGTACCTCCTAATATAGTTACAGTAGGTGCAACAGTATATCCTGCTCCTCCTGACGCAACAGTAATCGATGAAACATATTTTTTATGATAATCATTCCACATCTGCCAAGGGTATTCAGATAATTTACTTGTATCACTTGATACATTTAACGTTCTAATTTTTCCATCGTTATCACTATAAAATGGTGGATTATCAAAATCAGTAAACATTCCATCTTCTGTATCAGTGCCGGTGTAACCCAATTTGTATTCTCTTAATTTTGTATGAAAAGGTTTGACTTCATTAATATAACTTTCAATCCAAGTATCTGTGCCTGTTGTATAAGTTTTTCTTTGATCTAGTTGTCTCGCAGAGTTTTTAGCATTCATGAATGAAGTTTTAAACACCCAATCAACATAAGTTTGTTCAGATAATACTTTTCTTAAACCTGTAAAGAATAATGTGTTATATTCTACAGCAAGATCATTAATGAATAAATCATCTCTTAATGCAGTTAAAATTTTTCTTGTTTCTTTTGCTGGCTCTTGATCAAAGAAATTATCATCAAAATTATCTTGTCCAGCAAATCCTGTGGCATCTTGTGAATAATCATATAATTTAGTTGATAATTTAATAGTTCCATTTTCTGTTCCAACATTTTCCCAACCTGTTGAAGTCTTCATAAACAATTTCCAACCACCTGTATCGGCTGATGTTACTTTAACGTGTTTTCCTATATCAAGTTCTAATGTATCTAATTCGTATTGATAAGTTACTTGTTTGTCAATTTTTGTATTTTCATCATGAGCCATACTACTAGTATCATACCAATCTGTATAACTCCAATATTTGCTAGTGTTATACGTTTGAATTTTTGTTCTTGACCATTCTATGCTATCCCAAGTGTATATTGCCCAAAATCCGTTAGCAGTTTCGTCTGCTGAAACAAGATATTTTACTGTTCCTGATAAGTCAGCAGTATTAATATAAGTCAAGTCAGCATAGGTGTCTACTGTAGCGTCCCATTCTAAACTTGTAGATGTTGGTTCTAAATCTTTAGAATCTAAATTTGTTAAATTAATTGTGCCAACTAATTGGTGTTTTTTCAAAACTGTATTTGCATAATCAATTATTTCTTTTAAAGCATTATATCTATCTACATACCAACTTTGTCTTGGTCTAATGTTATTTCCATATCTTTCGTTTACAGATAAATCTAAATCAGGTACTTTGTCACCAGTACTATTTTCACCTACTAATGAATCCCACCAACGTGTTTCAATTTGTGTTCCTGGACGATAAAATTTATCACCTTCTCTAACTAATTTCCATACTGAATGTGCATCACCCTCAAATGTATTTGTTCTGATATCAGCATTTAAAATTATATTATCGTTTATAAGATTACCTACATTGTAAATTAAAAATTTATCTGTATCTGTTACTGCGTAATATTTAAAATCAAATCTTTGCGGATTTGTAATTAAATTAGTAATATAAGCAGTAGTATTTTTTCTTTGCACCACACTATTAGTTGGCATACTAATTTTATTTTTTACCCAATAATAATAGTAATTTACAAATCCATCAAGTACAGAATTGTATTTTTGTTTAACAGTATATTGTGAATCGTTTAATGGGGTTCCGGTTGTTACTTGATTAATAGTATATTCACTAGGTAATAATGTTGTTTCTATCCATTCATAAATGTCTATACTAGATCCAGGAAATATTTTACCCCAATTATTTGTTTTGTATTCTTGTGTATCTTGTTCATACCATAACCATTTTACTTTAGATAGATCCCACCAAATTTCTCCAATGTGGTTTTCTGCCCATGCTAGTTTAGTATTTGTATCATCTCCAACATTATAAGTCGCTGGATCCCACGTTGTTTTAATATTAATTTCTCTATCTGCAATTCCAAGTATTCTGCCTTTTATAGGATCATATAAATCATAATGATCTCTAATTTGTTTTGTAGATTTATTAAATTCAAACACTTGTCCAAGTTTATTAATATCTATTAATGCAGTTTCATATGCAAGTTGTTTCCAAGCATATTCACTATTAACGGTTAAGTCAAACTGAGCTACAGTTCCGTCTTTTGATATTAGTGAACTACCATCACTTGATATGTTACCGTCATCTTCTGGAGCACCTATTAATACTGTATTATCGATTACACACACACCTTTTCCAAAATCATCATTTGCAGATACACTTGTTGTTACCATTCTATCATCAATAACAAATTTTGTATTGTACATAGTAGCTGTATAAGCACCACCTGATCCAACATTTAAATCAACAATTCTTGTATCTTGTAAATCAAAAGTTGTCTCGCCTGAATCAAAATTCATTTCTCTATCATTTGCAAATTTTTCTGCACCAATTACTAGTCTTGTACCTGCTTGATTTATAGCTAATGTTGATCCAAAATTCATATTAATTTGAATATCAGGTGCTGTAATTGTTTGTTGTAATGTATAAGCTAATGTTGAGTCTCCGTCAGCGTCCCATTTGTAATAATATATTGCTCCAGCATCTGCCTGATTACTATCATCATACCCTGGTGCACCAACTACTAAAGTTGTACCATCTTTACTCATTGCTAATGATTCACCAAACTGAGTGTTTAAACTTGAACCATCTGCACTTGTTCCTTCTAATGTTTGTACAAGAGTAAATGAATGCTGTACACTGTCATCATTTGATTGTGATGTTCTTTTATAAATTTCTACTTTTCCTGCTTGTCCTAATGCTTTAGAACTAATAGCAAGAATATCAGCATTATCACTTGCTTCTAATCTATGACCAAATCTTTTATTCGTGCCTGGAACAGCAGATGTAAGAGTTAAGCAATTAGTCCATGTATCATATGTTGATCCATCTGATCCAATTCCCCATTCGTACATATAAACTGTACCTGCATCTGTTCCTATTCCAGGTGCTGATACAAATAGATATTTTTGTGCTGTAGTTCTAATTGAATCTGCTCCTGACTCTGTAATTTTATGTGCCCAACCAAAGTTTTGTGATGCAACATCTGTTGGTGGTGTTATTGTATTCAATATTCCGTATTTGAATGTTGTTGGTTCCCACAAATATATTTTAACTAAACCTGCGTCTGAAAATCTTGTACTGCCATCTGCACCAATTGTATTCGTGTATGGTGCTCCTGCAACTACAAAGTTTTCATCTGTACTCATTGATAATGAATAACCTAATTTACTTGTTGAGTCATCATTTTCAGTCATTGTTACAGAACTTTGTGTACTAAATGTTGTTCCTGCTGAAGAGCTTGAACGGAATAAGAAGTGAACCGTACCTTGTCCTTTTGTTGGTGCTGAAACTACAACTGTTCTACCGTCGTTTCTTGCTAAAATTTTATATCCAAAATCTTGATCTGCTGTGGCTGTCGATGGTGACAGTATTGTTGTAGTTGTGTATGGATCTTGTTTTTCATAAACACGCCATAAACCTAATGAATCTGCATCAGCAAAAACTTTATCACCTTCTTTTTCAATTGCATCGTTCTTATCTTGATACACACTATAATTTAAAAGATCATTTACATTGTCCATTGAACTTAATCTTACAGAAACAAATTTGTAAATATTTCCATAACTGTCAGCTGTCGATCCATCTTCTAATGTAGGAATAAATGCTGACTCTCCTGTATAATCAATTATAACTGTTTTATGATCTGGTATACTACCAACTTGATATACTTGATTTAATGTTGTTTCTTCTGAATTGGCAATTGCAAAATAATCAGGTAGTGTTGTTGTTGATCCAGCACTTAATCCATGACTGTCAGTAAATATAATTTCCATTTGTGTACTATTAAGCGATCTTAATGACTGTATTTTAATTCCTGCTGATGTAAAACGGTACACGTCCCAATTATTATTAGATTTATTTGCTACCCAAATTAAATCATTTGCAGTGATTGAATTAACATCAAGATTTAGTAATTCAGTTATATTAAATGCTGTGTGTTGAACTTGAGTTAATTGCGGATACCCTGCATTTTTATAAACTTGTGCTGTATCTCTGTCTACACCCGCTGTTGTATAATCATATCTTGCAAATGTTGAACTTGCTGTATATTCTACAGGTTTACTATAAAAATCATCTGCAGGAACTCCTAAACTTCTAGTATATGCTTTTGTGTCATTAGACGTACCCAACAACTCAATACTTTGTGGATTTGCTACAATCTCATTATCTTTTAAAGTTATTTGTATATTTTCTCTAGCGTCTGTATTACCAATTCTTCCAGTTCTAATCATCCATTCTGGATACAAATCTAAAGTAATATCAGACTCTTCGTATTTGGCTTTAAGCAATTTGTTAATTGCATTTTGAGTTCCTTTTTCTTTAATATATCCTTGATAAAATTTATATTGTGATACATCATTAACAAAAAGATTTTCTAAATAATCTCTTGACTGATACCCAATTAATCGTTGTGCAAGTTCTTGCTGTGATTCATCAAAATTATTTGATTCTAAATTATAAAAATCATTAAATTGTGAAATCTTATAATCAAAGTTTGGAATCAGCTGTGGTGCTGGTTTTTCTAATTTTAACATCCAACTTTCTGTTACAAATGTTGTACCTGAATTATGATTTATTTTTGCAACATAAAATCTTCCTTGATATTCAACACTATCACCAACTTTATAATCTGTATTTTTTAACCAATATGTAACTTGTGCGGCATCAAATACAAAGCCTGGTGCATAATAATCACCATTCCATCCTGCTGTTTTCCACCCTACTAATTTTAATTTTTGTTGACGGAATCCTGTATAAGGATCATAAATGATATCTGAAAACACTGTACTATTATCAAATAAAAGAATGTGTTCTTTTTGTACTGTATTCAAAGCAATATTATATAATCCAACATCTTGTGATTTTATTCCCAAATCAAAAGTTTTGCCAATACGTTTTGTTGACATTTCTCTTATATCAAGTTTTCTTCCACCTGCATCTAACAACGAATAATCACCAGATAGGTTTCTTAGTTTACCTACAATAGAATTATTAGTATCTAATTCAAAACCGTCTGCGGCAGGTGAAACTGTAATAGCTGACCCTGCAGACCAGTTTTGTGTAGTCCAAAATAAAAATTCTTTTACTGCATTCTGCCAATTTAATGTTTCTTTAATTTCATTTGAATATTTGTCAAATTTAAATCCTTGTTCTTCTAACCATTTTCCGTAACCAAACAAAAAGTCTGATACATCTTGAATAGTTTCAAATACATATCCATATGGAATAGTTTGAACTGTTTCTTGATAATTTGAATACCTTTCAACCTCAACAGCCGATACAGAAACTTTTTTACTTGTAATTGATTTTATTGGATAATAAAAATTGAAATATGGCTTTTTTGTTGAATATCCTAAAACTTTATAACCACCTAAAAGGGTAGATCCATCTATACCAACATCTGTATTCTTTTCTATTAATACACCCGAATAGTAAAAACTTTCTACAGGATTTGATGTTCTAAATAATATTTTATAATTTTCATCCGGTACAAATTTAGAACCAGAAGTTGATCCTGGTGAAACCGAATCTGTTAATACTTTTAAATTATCTTTATCTGTGAACCCACCTAACTTATAAGCCATTTGTACAGATAAGTTTTTCATTTTTTTGTAATAAAAAATATTAGGATCAAGATTTCTTGAAGACAAATAATTAACTACAAAAGATTGGTACCCTGCTGTGTTGTATCTTGTAACTGTTCCTGTTGTATTATCTGTAACAGTTTCTATATGATATTTGGCTGTTGACAGTTGTGTTCTTATGCTTGTATCTGTATAAATTAAATTTCCTGATACATTTGTTGATAATCTAGATAGATCAAAATATAAACTAAAAAATTTAGCAGGTTTTGTTAATGCTAAAGTTTTCATTATAGTAAATGGGTATGCTGACGCTCTTCTCCACGATGTCTCTGCTGGTGCTTGATCTCCAAATTTCCAACCTGCTCGTCTACCCGGAATATCAAAATTATCTACAAGTTTTGCCGCAATTGGGTCTAATAAGTTTCCTGATGCATCTACAGGAAGATGACTTGTAATTTCAGGTTTTCCATATCTTCCTGGCTGTGTTGCAATAGCGTCCCATAACACAGTATTGCCAGAGGTATAAGGTGCCACTCCATATGTAGTTTCCCAAGTACTTGGTTTTTCTGAATGGCCTAACATCTCCCATGGTCTTATATGTGGTGAGTCAGTATCATAAAAATATTTGTATATGCCTCTCCAATGTCCTGGCAAACTTTGATTGTTTACTCGATCAGTTGATTTAGCATAATTGTATGTGAACGGTGACCCTTCTGTAAATTGTGTATTATTCAAATATTGAACATTATTTCTACCCGCCCAAACATAAAAATCCGAACCCATTACATCATTAACCTCTTGTAATGTATATTCTGTTGAGGCAAATGCTGATGGCATTACATCATTAATATCTAACAATGTTGCATCATACGTTGTTTTACAATTATTATAAATTCTTTTTTCTAGTTCTAAAATTAAATCATCTCTTTCATCACCATATGCTTTAATATATGAACCATCGTGTTTTCGTATAACTGATGTATCAGTAATGTAAGTTGTATCAGTAAATGTTTCTGGCGTAAATTTTGGATACATTCCAAGTTTTGTTGGTGTTGCTGGCATATAACTTCCAGTTGTATCACTATAATCTTTGATCTTAATTTTATCATCTTCTGCAAGTGTAGCCGTAATGTTTATACTATCATCGATTGTACTAAATGTATAATCTGTACCAACTAATAATTGAACATCATTTAGATATACATATACCGCTCTATTACTTGGTGTAGTAATATCAAATTGTGAATTAATTGCGTATTCTGTTTGTGAAGCACCTAGTACCGTATAAGATCTTACTGAAACATTTTCACCATATCCTATCATATCATCATAATAAAATGGAAAAGTATTATTTTTTCCTTGACTAATTGCTTCAATAATTTCATCAACTCTATCTGTGGCAACACCTTCATATGCTGTACCAATTGCATGAGTTAAAAATGAATTATACCATTTTTCATATTCTAAATTACAATAATCAATTGCTGATAAAACGTTTGTTTCTTGATCAATTAATCCAAATACTGCAGGAAGTAATGCTCCTTGGTGCTGTTGTATTGCTCCACCTTTTAATCTGGCATCTGGTTTATCTCTTAAATTTGAAACTCCTGGGGTAACACCTGTAATATCTTGATTTTTATCAAAAATATCTCTAACATGATTTAAAATTTGTCCAAACGTAAACGTGCCTAACTGTGCATTTACACTATTTGTTGATAAATTTTCTGGTACTTCATAAATTCCTTTAGTTGTTACTTTGTCAGCTGAACTATATCCAGCAATTCTAACTTGATCATCAACGGTTAATTCTTTAACAAATTTCACATACTTGTTAACTGTACCATCTACAAGAGTATAATCAGTTGTTAAAGTTTTTCTTATACCGTTTACTAAAACAGAAACTTCTAGATCCGTAAGTGATACAGAATCTTTATAAAAATCAATTGGAAATAATTGTTTTTCTGTATCATCTACAATAAAAGTTCTAATTACTCTTTGCTTACTTTCATTAGTTCTTTCAATCCAAGCACTTTTACTATTATGTGTTCCTGCACCTGTTGTATAATGTAAATGTCCTTCTGCTAAATTTTTTGTTACTGTTGTTGTATCTGATTTATATGTAAATGTACCAGATGTATGATCCGAATCAAATACAATATCTCCCACGTTGTTAATTGTATTATATTTTACTTTCAATCCTAATACTGTATCTGTTGTTGCTGTGTCTGATATTGCATATGCAAAAACTTTAGCTCCAACAAACGTTGAATTTAAGTACGTTGCCTCATCATCAAACGAAATATCGTTATTATCCCACATACCAAACAATGGTTGTTGATTTAATGTTGTTTTAGTTTGTGATGTTGTCCAAAGTTTTGTTGTTGAATTATAATAATATGTGTTACCTTGGTTGCTTGTACCAAGCTCTACAAAAACTGATTCATCATTTGCTGGCGTACCATCAGACGCCTCGGTTAATGCAATAACCTGCGTTGAGTCTCCACCTGTTACAAAACTTACATCATAAATTTTATTTTTTACAATTGGGTCTGTATCCGCGGCAAAAATTACTCGCATGCCGTCTGCTAAACTTAATCCGTCAACAATATAACCTGTTTGATTTACTACACTACTAAACGCATCTGTCGTCACTGTATCAAATAATGCTACAGATGTTTTTGCCTGCGTTCCGTGATTATAAAGTGCAAGTCCAGAATCAAATTCTATAATTGGTCTTTTTGCTCTATCAGTTTCATTTAACGTTTGTGTAAAATCATTAATTTCCGCTGTTCTTTCTATAACAGATCTATGAAACCATCTGTTATATCTAGACCAAGCATTTTGATCTAACGAATCCCTTTTAATTACAATATAATCTGCATCATCTGGTCTATAAAATGCTTTCGCATATGGTCGTGAATCATAAGTTACACTATCATATAAAATAGTTGTTTCTGTTGCATATCCTTCTGGAGTAATTAAATTTTCAATATTTGTTAATGTTATAGAATCACCTACTCCTTCAACATAATATTCTTTATTTTGATACGCTGTATCTACTATAGATGTTTTAAATTTAATTTTCATTCCGTTTGATAAATCTAAAGTTCGTAAGGAATAATTTTTAACTCCAATTATATCATTAGCAGGATTAAGTTTTTTAGTTGAATCTACTGTTTTAATTTGTAATACACCATACATAGCATCATGCATACCACACTGATAATATAAAGTATCAGGTGCACCTGTTGGTACTGTAAATGTAACTGTACTTTCGTCTACTCCGTTATTTGTAACACCAGTAGAATATATTGTTGATGTTGATCCATCTGCAGACAGTTTATCTTTATAAGGTTCTGTCATAATCCACAATGGATGGCCTTTTGCGTTTACATTAAATTTGTATGTGTTACCTCTGTAAAGAGTTACAATTGGGTTTCTTTCATTTTCTCTATGAAGTAAATTCCAAGCACGTGCTGAACTCCCATCATCTGGCCATGCTTCAACTTTATATTCTGCTACTGCTGATGGTCCAATTGTATCTATTTCAATTGCATTAGGGCCTTCTGGAATCCAATAATATTCTCTGTAATTAATAAGTTTATCATAATCAATTGCTGGATTCCAACTATAAACTTTTTCTTTGTTTAGTCTATCATGATTATCAACTTTTCCGCCAAAATATTTAATTTGATTAATATAGTCATCATATGTTCCTGTAAATTTAACTTGATCTTCAGGATTAACTGACGTTGTATCTCTGTCTGTATATGTTACGGCAGGTTCTAATTGATATGCGAATCTATCTCTACTAGTTGCACCAATATATCTGTCAGTAATTTTTCTTGTATATGCATCTTGTTTTCCAATAAAACCGTCTAATCTTTCTAATGCACCTTTTTGAATTAAAGGATCTAATGTACTTGATAGAAATCTTGTATTAGAATCTGTTCTATAAAACGCAGGTAGGTGCTGAATAGTTCTACGATATTCGTTATTACCTTGCTTAACAACTTCTTGATTTGTTAATGAATCTGTTGGATTATCTGCCATTAATATCCTGCCCCACTACTGCCGGTACTTGAACCGGAACCTGATGTAGTAGAGCCTGACACTGCTGAACCTGTTGTAGTGTTTGTTGTAGCGGTTGACGTGCTTGTTACAACTGTTCCTGATGCTTCTAATTGATTAGCACCTAACGCAGTTATAATTGAAACATCACCAACGGTGGCCCCACTGATAAAAATCTCGTCTGCCGCTGAATCAAGTTGGAACAAAGACCCAAAACTTTGTCCTGATTGGTTTGGCACAATCACAACTGTTAATAAATGTGGCGCCAGTTGATTGTGTACAAAAGCGGCTAATTCTGTAAAATAAAATGTATCACCAAAATCCCAATTGTCTAATGTAAAAAACTCATTTATTGCATCAATTACTCTTGTTTTAATAACTGCATCTGTAACATTAGTTTTAAGATTTTTTACAACTTTAAAAGTTGCTTGTAATTCTTCATCGGCATTTGTTCCAAATAATATTTTATATTTTACAGGATGATATATTATTTGATCAGATAATGATTTTAATGGATTAAGTGTACCAGCATAAGAAATTCTCATTTGATCTGCTGTTGATGGTATTGGTTTAATACCCCCATCCTGTAACCAAATTCTATATAAGTTATCATATGTTCTTTCTAACATATAAACATCTACAATATTTGATACTGCTGGGTCTATTCTAGTTTCTTGTCCTGCATTATGTTTGTATTGGAAAAATAAAGTACTTCTTCCTCTTCTTGCATAATAATCTGTAATAGTTGTTAATGTGTTGGTTGTTGAACTATATTTTTTAACAACATCTTCTGCTAAATCATAAAAATAAAATAATTGACCATCGGTATATGTTGCACTAGACAATGTTATATCTGCTTCATTTAACGAAACTACAAAATTTGTTGCGGCATATGGTTTGTATCTTGCTATATTATTATATGAAATATATTTTTCAAAGAAAACAAATTTTAGAGTCGGACTTGTATCTGGTTCCACTATAATATCAAAAATTTCTGGATTATCTACTACATTGTCATCATCGTCGTCATAAAATCCAACTTTTACTTTTCTATTATCTTGATATCCGTCTGCTTCTGTTACTGTATCTACAACTTGCCAATTAATCGGATAACCAATTGAATTGCTTGTTGATACAATTGAATTAGTTTTTAAAATTTTTACTGTATCTTTAACAGATTTTCCTGTTTTATAATCATAAATTTTTTCTTGTGCATCATAATGAAACTTGTTTTGTGCCTCTGATTCAAATATATAATCTAAACTTCTGTATGTCACTGTATAAGTATTACCATCATTTGTAAATTTAAACCACCAACTTGCATCTAAATTTGTACCTGCTGTTGATCCTGTGTTACTCAAACTGAATATTGAACTAGAACTTAAATTTGTTGCTGTTATTACTTTCCAAGTCTCAGTATCAATATCATATCTTAAACCAAATTCTTCATATGCTTCAGTTCGATCAATTATATCTGTTTTTAAGTCGTCTGCAAATGTTGTAGTTAAGTTTGCTATAACCGCTGATACAACAGAACCGTCTGGTATTATATTATTAAGTGTAACCGGTCCAAGACCTGATTCTAAATTACCTACACCACTGTTGGCACCATCATTAACTACTCCACCAATTTTTGCCCACATTCTATCTTCGGCATTATCAGTTCCTGCTGTTACTAACGTATTGTTTAAAAATTCTTGAGTAGTTGGAGATGTAAATTTAAGTAATGCACCTTCTTTTACATACTTCATATTAGATGTAGCAAAATCACCAATTACTAAAGCGCCACCAGATGTAAAATATCCTGTATTTGTATTTGTTGACGTGGTTGTTGAATTCCATGTAGCACTTAACGAACTTAAATCTTTTGTACTATATTTTAAATAATAAAATTGTCTTGAATATGCTTCTTTAAGTTTTTTTTCTACAGAATTATCAATTGTTGATTTGATATTATTTCTATTATTAAAAGTAAATGTAAGTGTATTTGTACTTTCTTCTCTATAAAGTATTCCGTCGTCGGCAAATACACTTACATTTGAATACGCTCCTGTTGGGTCTAAAATTTCTTTTGCTCTAGATATACCAGATGCTGATCTGTTTACTGATCTTACTTTAATAATTTCTTGTGATGCCGACAATGGCACAACTTGATAGTCTTCTGCAGTAATCATTCTATTTTGTGAATAATAAACCTGTGCCGCTTTTTCTTTTATTGAGGCATTTGTTTCTGTTGCGGCTGAATTATATACTGATGCTTTAAGACTTAAGGATAAACTTATTGTCTGTTCTGCCCCATTAGCATCTATATACGGAACGGTTACTAATATACCTTGCATATCGGCAGGTTGAATTATATATTTGGCATTATCACTTGTTCTATAATATAGTCTAAATGTTCCTAAAGGTAAATTACTAAAATTTCCATCACCAAATACTAAATCAATTGCATCATTTGCTTTTGTTACAACGTTATAAATGTTTCTTTCTGTTTTTGCTAAAGAATTATAAATTGCATTATTACCTGACAACGATGGAACCTGTTTCCATTGTTCAAAAAGTTGTCCAAATTGATCTAACTTATACAACCAAACATCAGTATTATTAATATTACTTGCAGAAATTGATCTAACATAATTTGTAATTGCTGTATCAACTGTAAACCCTGTGTTTTCGCTTACACCTTGTTTAAATAAAAAGAAAAAACCTGTGTTATTAGAACTATCACCCGACCCATCTGTTCTATAAGTGTATGTTAGGCCTGAACCTGGTATTGGTGATTCTTCATAAATTGAGTTACTATCTGCAATACTACTTGAAGTTATTTCAAAAGATCTCATTGTTCCGCCTATAGTTTTTGTAAATTTATAAATTGGTAAATCTATTTGATTAGAACTTAATGTATAAACTTCAGTTGATATTCCACCAACTGTTGCTGAATCTCTTGGTGAACCAAAAAGTTGTCCAGTTTGATTTGCCGCATTTAGTATTGCTATAAATTGTTCTCTATAATTTGAGTTTGCAGAATCATTCCAAATTATATTTTGATTTGCAAGATTAGTTCCTGTAGAATCATTTACATCTTGTGTTGTAGACATAGAATCTATTTTTAATAAACCCGTTGCAGGTTGGTTTCTTTTAGCATTATAGCTAATTAATCTTGCTAATCTTAGAACAGAATTTCTTCTTTCTGCAGTTTCTAAAAAGTTTTCTCTAGCATTTAAATCTACTCTGAAAGAAAGTGCTTGAGCAACATAAGCAATTAAATCAATAAGTGCTACATATTCTGAACTTTCTACAAAGTCATTAAAATCATCTGGATAATTTTCACGTAAATATGCCACCATTGTTCTACGTAACGTTTCAAAATCATACGATTTGAAATCTGCCTGGTGGAATGCCTGATAAATCTTACGCCAATCCTCGGCAACTAATAATCTGTTTTGTCGTTCTGTTGTGGCCATAATATGTTTATATCAATATTTATAGTATTAATTATATGCGTACATTAAGATAAGCGTAACAATGAATTCTCATCAAAACTAAATTGTAATTTCTCTGTAATGTTCAACGGCACATACTTTATAGTAGCTTGTATGGCTATACCATGATCTTTCTCTGTAACTAGTATTTCTTCTGTGTTTATACGTGCATCTGCATTTAAATTATCAGTAACATCGTCAATTATTTGCTCCTTTAAATCATCTGTAAATGGTTCAAACAAACAATCATATATTATTGTGCCAAATTCAGGATTCTCTACCCTTTCGCCCTTACGTACCGACAAACGATTTATGAGATCCTGTTTAGCACACTCAAAATCATAAACCTTAAAGTTCTGCCTTTCTGCTTTTGATGAAAAACCTTTAAATGTAACTGATTTGTTATTTAAATTTTGTTCTATTTCGTCTGTCATTAATTTAATCTCCTAAACTCTACGTCTACTTTATTATAATCTACCATATAAAAACCTGTATCTGTCATTTTTCTTGCCCATGGAACTTCTTGTGCCATAACACCTTCATAAATTCCATTAGTATGTTTGTATTTAAACCTATAGATATTGATACCAGATTGCGATTTGCCAATTAATTGTATATCTTCTTTTAAACGTATATCACTCCATTTACTAAAAAACGATCCCACTTTGCCAGCAATACTTCCAATCTTTGAACTTAAATTTGCTGTTACATTTTGCATCATGGATTGTCCTCCTATAGCGGCCTCTCTTGCATTAAAGAGTCCTACTTTAGAAAAGGATTTAGTTACTAAACTTTTTACTTGATTGATTCCTACAATTTTTCCACCTACTATTGTAGAAAAGTTTTGTGTTATACTATTCAAATTACCAAGTGAAGACTTTATATTTTTTATTGAAGAAAGATTTTTTGTAAGTCCTGATACTGCTGAATCTAAACTAAAAAGTTTGCCACCGCTGTTTACAAAAACATTATCTTTAAAAAGTTTTATATTTTTATTAGATAAACTTTCAATTACTTGTGATGAAACTGTTTTAGTTAAATTATTTTTAATTGTAGAAATATTTTTAACGGCTTTTAATTTTTCTGATATGCTATCTTTAATATCAAATGGAAGATTTATTTTTTTAGAAATACCATAAATTTCGTTGTATTTTGAGCCAAAATCATTTAATATTTTTTTGGCTTTTTGTGCATTAGTACTATTACCCATTTCTCGTTTAACATGACCCAAAGCATCTGCTTGATATATTGCATCACGAATGGAAGATTTAGGGTCGAGTCTAAGAAGCATATTCAAATGTTCAGCAGTGCCCGGGGTATTTGCTAACTTACTCCATGCTTTTTTATCATCATGATCTATTGGAGTTACACCATCACCAGCAATAACACTTGCTC